CCGCGTCAGCTGCACGGTGGCTTGCTCGACCTGACCCATCGACACGCCCGCCAGATCGCCCGCCCGCTCCAGCACCTGAAGGCTGGCGACCGTCGTGCCGAGCGACTGCGCCATCTTGGCCTGCGCATCGACGGACTGCAGGCCGGAGCGGATCATCGCAACGCCTGCCGCCGCCAGCGCTGCAGTGGCAGCAGCGGCGGCAAGCGTGGCGCGGCGGGCAAAGGCGGCAACGCGCGCATTCGCCATGTCCATCTCGCGCGACAGCCTCCCGAACCCGCGCGCGCCTGCCTCGCCTACTCCTTCCAGCTCGGCGCGGACCTGGCGGCCGCCTTCCGCGACGAGGCGGACAGATACCCTTTTCTCAGCCATCGTGGCGTCCTTCCATCTGTTCGTTCAGCTTGCGCACCATCACGGCCTCGATCTCGGGCAGCAGTTCGGCGGCGATCAGGGTATTCACGCCCAACGCATGTGCGAGCGCGAGGGCCGCGCCCATGTCCCATCCCAAGACCGCACCTGGGATGACCCGCAGCTGTCCGCCGAGGCGGCCGACCAGATCCCAGACCTGCCAGCCCTCCGGCGTCTGGGGCTGGTTCAGTCTTGAGGGGCAGTCCGTGCAACGCGCTTCGCAGGCCGCGCAGTACCGGTCGCCGCCGCCGAAGGACCACTCGGCGAGGGCGCGGAGACGTTTTTTTCCGCGTCCAGGATCAAGCCGCGTGCGACGTATTGGGTCTGGAACGCCTCGAACACAGGCCAGATTTCCAGCAACGCGTCGATGCCCTCGGGGGAGACGGGAACGATGTTGCCTGCGTCATCGCCGACACCTTCCCAATCCAGAACCGCGCGACGTGCCACGGCTTTCGCCATGGCCAGCGCCAGTTCCTCTTGAGAAGCACCATCGGGCAGTTCCTCTATTGCCGCATCGGCGCGGGCCGAGACCATCAAGGCGGTGGTCAAAGGAGCGACCAGCAGGCGCAAGCCGGGCGCGAGGTCCAGCCATTGCGGCGTGGCGGTCAGGTTCAGATGGATCATCAGTAGGCCTCGATATCGTTGATCAGGGTTGCGGTGCACATGCGGGCTGGGCTGGTGGCTTTCGCCGCTTGCCAGTCAAAGGTGGCCTGCACGCCCTGCGGCCCGGAAATCTCGATCCGGGGACGCGGCAAGTAGACGGCGTGAACGGTGAAGGTGAAGCTATCCCCGGAGGGCAGGACATAGGCGAAGCTGATCTCGCAGGGATCGCCATTGATCGCCTGCGTCACCAGTGTTTGGTCGGCAAAGCGAACCTCGATCCTGCCGGTTAGTGCTGCGATGGACGGGTCGGCCCCGTCGATCTTGCCGTCGCTGCGGATCGTTTCGATCCGGTCGAGGTTGTTGGCATAGGTGATCTCGGCCGAGACCACGTTGCCGAGTGCGCTGCCGTTCCGGCTGATCGCGCCGTTGAAATGGCCGAACCGCTTCAGCCCCAGTTCAGCAGGCGTGCCTGCGCTGGTCGTAATCGCAATGGTCTCGCCTTGCGCCACCAGCCGGGCGGTAGCAGTCAGCAGACCAGAGCGTTGCACCTGCCAGGACAGCTGATCCAGCACGCAGCCGGAATACATCGCAAAGCGAGGCACCTCGGGCATGCCGGTCTCGATCGACATTGATGGCAGGGTCCAGCCGCCCGAGCGGAATTCATGAGTGTAGGGTCCAACGCCAGAGGTAGTCGGATCGCCGAAGGCCGCCTTCAGCCAGAATCCGAAGGCCTCAGCATCAATCGGCACCATGACATCGCCGTCGGCTGTCACCGCGTCCTTGATCGGGGCCAGCGGGTCGCGGCCATAGCCGAGCAACTCGCTGTTCAGAAGTGGCTGTTCCGATCCCAACGAGGTGCTGGCAAAGGGCATCTTTGTGAAACCACTGAGCGGCGGGGTCCCGTAAACTGTCTCATACGCAAGCGCCATCTGCGCCCGCGCGCCTTGCGCACGTGCCATGGGGGTCTCCTATTTGTCGGGGTTTCAGGCCAAGGGGCCAATGGTGGTGTAGTGCAACACGACGGTGATCACCGCCGCCTTCAGCGCCGCCGCGCCCTCTACAGGCAGATCGACCGAGGCCGGGGCTTCGGGTTCTATCCAATCGCAGAGTCCGCCAAGGGTGCGGTCAGCCTCCAGCGCCGCGCCGATTGCAGCGATCAAGATATCGAAAGCAGTGGCGCGGCCATTCGGGGCTTGGACGACCACTTCCAGCTCGGCGCGGTGCTGGTAGTGATAGCGCAGGGGCGATAGCGTCACGTCCGGCTCGCCCGGCTGGCCGTCGCGAAGGATGATCAGCCCGGCCGCAGGTATCCGCTCGGGCAGGATCTCGTCACGCAGAACTGCGGGGGACAGTGGTTGCAGCCGTACAAGCAGCGCGGCGAGGACAGCTTCGCGGGTGGTGGGCATATTTGGCTACCGTTATTGAATTCGGAGCAGTATCGTAGAACACTCCCCACTCTGACTGCGGAAAAGTGCATCGTGGTCTGGTGCTGGAACGCGACGACACATCCCTGCGCCATCTTGCGGACTGCAAATCATCGATCCGCTTGGTCTGTGCACTAAAAAAGACATCGACTGAGGAAGTTTTCATGCACGCTTTGTTCTTTGAGATGCGACCGAAGCCGGGTCATCTTGATCATTACTTCGAACATGTGGCCCGCTTACGCCCGGTCTTGGCAAAACACGAAGGTCTGCTGTTTCTTGATCGCTATCGCTCGCTGAGCGAAGGGGATTTATTGCTGTCGCATCAACTTTGGGAGAGCGAGGAGGCTCTTACAGCTTGGCGCAAGGATGCGGAACACCGCCGATCGCAATCGGCCGGTCAGTATGTGCATTTTGCCGACTACCGCATTCGCGTGGGAGAACGGATACTGCACTGGCATTCTGCAACTTCGGTCACGCCTACGCGAGCAGACGTGGGGCAGAACTCCTCTTATGTACTCGCATTTTATGGCACACAACCGTTGTTGGATCCGCGGTTTGCTGCGTTTGAAAGCTTCAATCATGCAGAGCAATTTATCTCGCTGGCCAACTTAGACACGCTGGAAGCCGTCGAAACCACATTGCATTCCCAAATCAAACAACCGGGTGTAAAAGAGGTTGCCGCGTACAGCATTCGCCGCGACTACGGTCAATTTGATCGTGTCCAAGCACCTAGATAGGCAATATTCGCAGAACCGGAATGTTAGCCGATCCTCCCGTCTATCCACCCCGCAACAATCAAACCTGGCACGCGGTCCACGGCCCGCTCTGCATCCCGCGCCAGATCCAGCCGCTTCGGCAGCTTCACCTGCGGCACCAGCAGGAAGATCGGCACGGTCACGACGCCCCGGCCAGTTTTGGACCGTGACGCTACCGCCCGGCCCTTGGTGTTCAGCCGCCCCTCGGCCACCAGCAGGCTCGGGCCCCTCCGGCGATAGATGAACCGCAAGCGCAGGCCAGTGCGGCGTTCCCATTCGCCCGGCGTGATCCGACCGCCGCGCGTGGATTTGCCCGCAGCTGCTGTCGGGATCGCCAGCCAGAAGCCGTTCTTGGACCGGATCAGCGGCCCAGTGTCATGCGCGCCGACGATGACCGGGGCGTTCGACCAGACCAGCGCGGCGGCGTTCAGACTTTCACCGGATTTCGGGAAGCTGGCGAGGCGGATCGAGTTGGCAAGCCGGGTACCCAGCCCTGCGCCGGTGATTTGCGTCCGCCAGGCGGCTTTCAGCCCGGTCCCAGCCTCGCGCATCGCGGCCGTCACCGCACGCTCCCCCGCCGCGACCTCAGCCGCCATCATAGTAACGATGTCGGGGTCTATGTCGAGCCGCAGTTTCATGCAGGCCTTAGGTCAACTGTCCAGACCAGCCGCTCGCGGTCACGGACCGGCTCGCCCTGAATGAGGAAGGCGTCAGTGTCGATCTCGATCCTGTCGCCGGGGCGCGGGTTCGGCACTTCGGCAACGCGCAGGTCGATGCGGGTGGTTTCCGACCAGAGCCGGGCATCGCCAAACTCGGTGACGTCGTCGGCGCGTCGGGCAATGAGGCGCACCAGAACCGGTGCGCTGCCGTCGGCGATATAGACGGCATCGCGCCCGATGTTGCCATCGGTGAAGAGCGCGCCGACAGCGGCGGCAAAGGCGGACATCACGTCCGCCGCGCCGAACGCAGCACCTGCGGACGGGTGCAGATCGGCAGCGGGTTCGACTCAATCTCCAACCGGACCCATTCGTCGCGATCCCGGTCGGGGATCATCCGGGCGTAAAGCGGCTGGCCGAGCGTGTTGACCGTCTCGAAGGTGTCGGCCGGGGCGTGGTAGATCTCGAACAGACCATCGACGGCTTCGGGGTAAAACACCGCCTTGTCGGTTGCGACGCCGAAGCCTGCACCGCCCCGGTAGCGGCGGAAGGTGATGCCGCCGAAGCTGACCTCGTCGGCGATGCGCGACCGCAGATCGGCGGCAGCGGCGGTGTTGAGGTAGGTCTCGCGCACCTCCTTGTGCGCCACCAGATCCGCAAAGAAGGCCGAGCCGCATTCGGCACGCAGCGCGATTGCCCCGGTGGCAAGCCCGCCCATCACATCCTCGACGCTTTCGATCAGCGCCTGGCAGCGTTTGCGCAAGGCACCCGAGGCCGGGGTGGCGTTGTCGAGATCGAAGTCCACCTCCACAGCCGGGGTGATGCCAAATTCGGTGAAGTAGTTCACCACCGTGGCGCCGTCGCGCGGATCTTTCACCAGCCCCTGAATACCGTTGAACAGGTGATATTCAAAGGTGGTCTCGGCGTCATTGCGCAGACGGCCGAGCTTGCGGGCAACTTCGGCCTGCACCTGCTGGGTGGCACTTTCGGTTCCGAAGTCGCGCACCTGCTGGATTTCTGAGGCCCAGATCACGTCCTGCTTCTTGAACTGGCGGCAGACGAATGCCCGCACATCGCGGCGCTCGGGGGTCTGCTGGTCATAGGCTGAGCCGCGTTCGGAGAACGGGATCAGCGACAGCGTGCCGTCGCGGCTCTCGATGACGACGGTGCGAGAGCGCACGCCGCGCGCCCCGAAGATTCCCGACCCCGACAGGGTTGCGGGCTTGAAGGGGATGTTTTCGAGTGCGCGGGTGAGTTCGATGATCGAGAAGGCATCGCCTTCGAAGATGTCCATGGTGGCCATGGGGTGCCTCCTGATTTTGGGGGTTATCGGACGTCCGGATCAGCGGACGAGGATGCCGAGCGTCTGCAGGGCAGCGTGGGCAGCGGCGATCTGCGGCATGGTAGGCGTGCCGGGGATGGTGATCTCGTACTTGTTGACGATGGCGGGGCCACGGATCAGCACGACGGCGTTGGTATCGCCGCCGCTGGCATCGACACTGTCCCAGAGGATGGCCGCCGCAGTCTGGGTGCCGTTCGAGGCGGCGGGATCGTGGGCCGCGTATTTGCCCGAGGCGGTGATCTTGCCCAGAATGGTGCCGGGCTGGAGATTGCCTGAGGCCAGAACGACCGTGCTGCGGCAATAATCGCGTAGCGCTTCCCAGACGAGAAAGCCGCCCGCATGCGGGGTTTCGGTGAGGATCGGCATGGTCTTATCCTTTCAGGCGGAAGGTGCGGGCGATGACGTCGCCCCAGGGGCCAGCGCCAGAGGGGCGGCCGGGTTGCGGATGGGTGGCAGAGATGTCGGGAACAGCGTCTGCGCGGGTGGCCAGCAAAGCGGCGCGGACATCGTCGAGACCGGTGTCGCGCTCGAGGAACCGACCCGCCATCTGCGGCAGCCCGGCGAGGCGGCAAAGATCGACCACGGCGCGGGCATGGGTCAGCGCTGCGGCACGGATACTGGCGGCATCGGTTGCACCGTTGGCAGCGGCAACGGTGCAATCGGCTTTTGGCGCTGGCGCGGCATCCGTAGGCAGGACGGTGTCAGCGTCCAAAGTCTCGGCAGCACCAAGAGTTTCCGCCCCCGGGTCAGAGCCCGGATCGGGACTCATCGACGGAATTTCAACAGCATCAGGGCCAGTGGCGGCCAGGTCACCGGTGGGCGCGGGCTCAGGTATCGCGTCACCGGCAGCGGTATCTTCTGCGTCGGCCGCAGCCGCATCCCGCCCGTCTGCCGTGACCTTGACCAGCGCCGGCGGCGCATTGCGGAACCGTGCCACATCGAAGCGCGCCGCGATCCGCACCGGCTCCGCAATCCGGTCGGCAAAGCCGATATTCAGCGCGTCCTTGGCATCAAGCCAAGTCTCTGCCGCCATCAACGGGGCGATTTCTTCGGGCGACCTGCCAGATTTGGCGGCATAGCCCTGCAGCAGGCTGCCCTTTATCTTGTCGAGCGCCTCGGCCATTGCCCGCATGTCGGTGGCGGTGCCCATGACGATACCGGAAGGATCGTGGATCATCAGAAGGGCATTCTCCGGCATCACGACCTCGTCGCCCGCCATGGCAATGTAGGAGGCGGCCGAGGCGGCAATGCCGTCGATCCAGACCGTGACTGTGCCGGAATGGCGTTTGATCGCGTTGTAGATCGCAACGGCATCAAAGACGGAACCGCCCGGGCTGTTCAGCCGCAAGGCCAGAGGCGTGGCATCCGGCAACGCGCCCAGTTCCGCCAGAAACCCCTTTGCCGAGACGCCATAGGCCCCGATCTCGTCATAGATCACCACCTCCGC